ATTCTGTGGTGCTTGGGCAGTACAATCTAATGTATTGTTAATTCCATTTCATATGCTTCCTCCTACTGTGAGTGAAGCTACATTTGTTTTGGGAAAGAGGAAGATTAAATTTGTCCTCAATCCTGACTATGCAGTTCAAGTTGCTAATGCTGACTTGGCTGTAGTTTATGTTCCCAATACCGGTCCACTTAAAGATACCATTTCCTATTTTATGCAGACTAATATCCGTCAACCTACTGTTGTTTCCATACAAGGATTAACTAAGGATGCTACGCCTTTTGAAGCTCGTGCTTTATGGCAGTTAGTATCCGGTGTATCCAATGGGACGCATGAATTTAATGGAGCTTATTATGATATTTCTGGCATGGTCACTTTTGCCGGAATGTGTATGTCTCCTATTATTGCTGGAGTGCATAATAATGGTATTTTGGGTTTTCACATAGGCGGCATCACCAATACTAATAAAGGTTGCGGTGTAGCTGTTCTTGCTGGAGATCTTACATTTGCTATTAACGTGTTATCCCAAAGGAGTAAATCTTTTATCTTAGGCCCACAAGCCTCTGATGTTGAAGATATTGTTGCTGGAAAGAAAATTGCTGTTTCTACCCAAATCAGCAAACATTGTCCTTCGCAGTTTATTTCTAAGGATGCTGCAGTATCTGTTTATGGTTCTGTCACGGGACGTTGCTCTTATAAGTCGCGTGTCATGTCAACACCCATCTCAGATGCTGTTACTGAAATTTGTGGAGTCCCTAATGAATGGGGATCTCCAAGATATACTGATCCAATTGTTCGTGAAGATGGCCATGTTTCCTCTCAGTCTTGGAAACCGTGGTATGCATCTTTGAGTGTTTGTTCGGAACCTTCGATAGGTTTTGATCCTGCCCTTGTTGATATTGCGTCCAAGGATTATTTGTTTGAATTGAAAGATTGTTTTGACTCCCACAAAGTATTGTGGAAGGATCAATTATTACCTTTAACTGATATTGAAATCGTTTCGGGTATTGATGGTCGGAGATTTGTGGATAGTATGAATATGTCTACTTCCATGGGTTTTCCAATCCGAGGGCCTAAAGAGCCCTATATAATTGATCTTGAACCTACCTTTGATCAAACTTGTCCTCGTACATTTACCCCTGAAATATGGGCTCTTGTAGATGAGTTTTATATCAAAGCTAGGCAGGGAATATGTCCCAATCAAATCTTTGCCGCTTCTCTTAAAGATGAACCTACCAAATTGTCTAAAGAGAAAGTCCGTGTATTTCAAGCTGCACCGATAGTTCTTCAAATTTGTATTAGAAAGTATTATTTGCCAGTAGCGCGTTTTTTATCAATGTATCCGTTGATTTCTGAATGTGCTGTTGGAATTAATTCTCACGGTCCAGAATGGAATGAATTGTCGCGACACATGGCTCACTTCGGTGATGACCGATGTATTGCTGGAGATTATGCTAAATACGATCTGCGAATGCCAGCCCAACTTACAATTGCGGCTTTTGGTGTTATGATTGATATAGCTAGATGGAGTGGAAATTATTCTATTGATGACCTACAAGTCATGAAGATTATTGCCCATGAAGTTTGTACTCCACTTGTTGCTTTTAATGGAACGTTAATTCGTTTTATGGGTACTAATCCTTCTGGACAAAATATGACAGTTTACCTTAACAGTATTGTCAATTCTTTACTTCATCGTTTAGCTTTTAATAACGTATACCCTACGCAAGAACTTGCTATTATAGGTACTGAACTTAAGCTGGGTCGCGATGCACATTTTCGCGATTTATGTAAAATTTCAACTTATGGCGATGATGCTAAAGGATCTGTTCGCAAAGGTTATGATCGTTTTAATCACATTACCATGGCCCATTTCTTGGCTGCTAATGATATTGTTTTTACTATGCCTGATAAAACTTCCGCTCCGGTGGAATTTATGTCTCGCTTTGATGCCGATTTTCTAAAGCGCAAAGATAGATTTGATCCTGAATTAGGTGTAATTGTAGGTGCTCTAGATGAAATGAGTATCTTCAAATCTTTACATTCTATTTTGAGGTCGAAAGCTGTTACACCTTTAGATGTCTGTGCTTCCAATATCCAAGGAGCAATGTTAGAGTGGTTCCATCATGGTCCTGAAATTTATGAAAAACGCCGCCAGCAAATGAAACAAGTTGCCGCGAGTGTAGATCTTATTTTGCCAGGATTAGAAATCACTCATGCTGAACGTGTTACTGCTTGGAAAGATCGATATGTACCTCAATCCGGTCTATTGCCTCAGCCTGTGAAGAAAGTTCATCAAAAAATAGAAACTACCTTATCTGTTAAGTGCACTTCTCCAAAGCCTACTAATGCTTTGTTAGAGAGTTGCCCTACTAATGGTTTGAGGAAAATTGTTACAAATTTGTTGTCGCTTCCTGTTAAAGAACTGCGCAAACCGTCGTCTTCGCCTAATCCTATCCATAATAGAGCTAGAAAGTTTATTCTGGAGTATAGACAAGAGATTGGTGCAGATGCTTTTAATAGACTTCAACAGTCATTTTATGCAGGTCCAGGTTTTGCGGAAGAATTGTTGGTTAATGAAGCCAAGGCAATTTTAGGAAAACCCACATTTGAAGAGTATGCTATAGTCGACCCGACAATCGGTCAGGGAGATTTAGTGTATATTTGTTGTGGTGTAGTACTAGTTGTCGAAGTTAAGTGTACCCGAGGACGTGATCCGTATTATCTTGAGTACGTTAAATTTCAAGCAACTAAATATGGCAATGTTTGGCACATTTTAATGCCACATGCCACTGTATATTCTATAATATATACTGAGAAAGGTTTTGCTATGGTTGATATCCATGGTTCACCTAAATTTCCTGCTCGTTTTGCGGAATTTCTCGATAATATTAAAATTTTATAATTATTTCATACTGAGCGACGCTCATTAAAACGTTCCGGGGGCGCATTCATGTGTCATCGTTAGTCTATGGACAAACCAAAAATGTTATGTATATACTGATTTACAGATAGATGTTATTGTGCTGTTACTTTTTCATTTTAGACTGCTTATGTACATTTGGGAGGCGTAGTGCCTGTGGTTATTTAGCCACGTGACTTTACCATCACATCAAAGCAGCAATGGACGATAACCCTGAGGCGGGTTTTCGATCTTTATAAATAAATATGTCTTACTAATTTTACTACTTTATATAGTGAATGTCTTCCAACTAATTCTGGAGACCGATTTTATCCTATCGTTAAAGGATATGAACCACAATCAGGTACTACCGGCACTACGCTAGTCGCTGCACCTGATGCTCAAACCCATCAAATTACCGCATTTGAGGATGAGAGCGCAGGTTGGAGAACGGAGGTAAGCTCTTCGTATGATCCAACCATGACAATAGGCGAGACCAATAATTCCGATCTCGGAAGTTTTTTGGAGCGTCCCGTTAAGATTGCACAATATTCGTGGGCCGTTGCAGGTCCTTTATTTGAACAGTTTAATCCTTGGGCTTTGTTTTGTACTAATACATATGTACGTGAAAAACTAGCGCATTATGAACTCTTGAGATGTAATATGAATTTTAAAATTATTATTTCAGGAACCGGATTTCACTATGGACGTGCTTTGGTATCTTATAACCCTTACTCTGGGTTTGATGATGTTACCGTGCAACGTGCTTTTCTGGACATCGACTTAGTTCAAGCTTCACAAAAGCCTTCTTTCTTTCTGAACCCTACAACCAATGAGGGTGGCGAGATGAAGGTACCTTTCTTTTTTCCACAGAATTATATGTCCCTATCTAGGGCTGATTATGATGATATGGGAGAGGTGTCGATTAAGAGTTTCAGTGATTTGCAACATGCCAATGGAGGTAATGATGCAGTTACAATTACTGTTTTCGCTTGGGCTTCTGATGTCGTGCTAACCATGCCGACATCTTTATATACTGCTCAATCCGGAAAGATGAACTCAGGAGATGAATACGGAAAAGGTATTGTCTCAGGACCAGCTTCTGCTATAGCGAAAGCAGCAGGAGCACTTACTAATGCACCAATGATTGGCCCTTATGCACGGGCTACTCAGATATGTGCACAGGCAACTAGTGACGTTGCCAGTCATTTTGGTTATTCACGGCCAGGTGTCATTACCGATATATTACAAGTAAAACCAGTAGTAGGAGGTAATATGACAAACACTGATGCTGCAGATGCCGTTCAAAAGTTAACTCTGGATTCAAAACAAGAGATTACTGTTGATTCGCGTACTGTAGGCCTTGATGGTGCGGACCAAATGACATTAGAATCTATTTTTACTCGAGAATCATATTTGACTCAGTTTCCTTGGGCAACCACGGATTTATCTGAAGCAATTTTATGGAATTCAAGAGTCTCTCCCGTTTTATTTCGAACGGACGGGAATGAGATTCACCCAACACCAATGGCGATGATTGCTGAAATGTTTGACGGGTGGCAAGGAACTATTAAATTTAGGTTTCAAATTGTCAAGTCAGCTTTTCATAAAGGGAAGTTGCTCTTTCGATGGGATCCTCGAAGTCATGGCGCAGCAGTTGAATACAATACCGTATATAGTCGTATTGTTGATATTGCCGAAGAAGAAGATTTTGAGATTGAAATTGGATGGGGCCAGAAGAATGCGTTCTTAGGCTTACCAGAAATGTCGACCACTACCAATACTAGATTCAATACCACTCGTTTAGCTACGAGTGATAATGAAAGACACAATGGAATATTAGAAGTGAATGTTCTTAATACTTTAGTGTCACCAGGGTTAGATTCAGATTTACAGATTAATGTATTTGTTTCTGCCTGTCCCGACTTGAAATTCGGGTCTCCTAACGGAGAAAAAAATTCAAGATTTCAGTCTATATGTAGAACAATCAGGTACATATGTACCCCAATCGGGAGCACTGGATGAGCCAGCTGCTTCAGATATGCCTGAGGGTGCAAAACTTATCTCACCAATTGCTGCACCATTACAAGAGGCTGATCATCAGATGGAAGTATTTTATGGAGAGGCGATTACATCTCTACGTCAACTCTTTAGACGTTATACTTTATCAAAAACGTGGGTTTCGCCAACGCCAACAGCGAGCAATATTAGACTTCAACATTATGTCTTTTCTGCATTACCATATGCATACGGATATGATCCTAACGGAATAGAAGTCGAAAACACTTTTCCTGCAACATTTACCACAGTATCACCCTTAACTTGGATGATGCCATGTTATGCAGGTTGGCGTGGAGGTTTACGTAAGAAATACCTATTTGATGGTAATGTGGGTTCCAACCCAGTTATTACTCGAGCAGGTTATCAAGCTTTTTCCGACACTGGTTCCGTGCTTCCGCTCTCAGGTCCTGCCTTTCTTCAAAAGAGATTAGGTAATCTGTGGGCAGAACATACTTTTAACGGAGCCGCCACTACACACCTATTACAAAATGGTGCTTTGGAAGTGGAAATCCCATACTACAATGGGGTGAGATTCTCTCCTTCAAGGATGCCTAGTGCAGACTTTAATAATGGAGCAGAATCTTTAGATCTCGAATTTATGAGTTTCCCGACGGGAGTTCGTGAGACGGGTGGTCAAAGTGCTTTTATTAGTGATTGGTCAGCCGCTGGAGAAGACTTTTCTATGTTTTTCTTCACCGGCTGTCCCGTTATGTATAAGTATAAAATGACTGGAACGTAGAGAGTTTACACTCTTTAAAATGTAAAGACAACGTGAGAATTGTCTATAACTTATATCTCACAAATACTCAACCCTGTGCCGGGTTGGACGGTTTCCTTTATCGGACCCCGTTGTTAGGAGTTTACGCTCTGCAATTTTTAGTTTATTACCATA